GGGGTCTTATGGACCATCTGAAGACGTTGGCACCTATCAGGGAGCTTTGTTGGATTCGAAGTTGGGAAATAACGTATGGGAGATCATCTCCATTCCACAACCTCAGTTCTACACAGCCACCTACGAAGTAACCTTCTGGACTACTCACACGCTTCACATGAACTACCTGATCATGACTTTCTTGGCAGCTCAATTGCCGCAAGGAAAGATGTTCCGGTTGAACACCCCCAAGGGGTATTGGTTCATTGCAACCGTGGCAGATGAGGTCACCTCCGCAGAAAACTTCGATGACTTCACCGAAGACAAGCGAGTCATTCGCTACACCTTCCAGATGTCTGTGAAGTCCTTTATCTTGGCTCCTAATGGCCCTGGGAACCCTGTTCCTGTCAAGAGAGCCCTTTCTGCCACAGATATCTCCTTTGAGACCGTACTCCCCCCAGGGAGAGTCCTCAACCCTCAAGGCCCAAAGAGACCCAAGGATGGAGATTTCACTCTCACAGATGGAGAAGAAGACCCATCAACCGCCCAAACACCCACAACAGATGGAAGACTCCTTGTCGAGAAGAAAATCTACAATCCAACAACTGGCAAAATGGAGGTCAAGAGAGTACGGATCCTGGAGGCCAACCAGAAGAAGGGTGAGACTTCCTACTATGCCTCAGGTTTTGAGAGCTTGGACGATTTCATAGCAACACTTCAAGGAAAGTAGCCTGAGAAGTCCAAGGACTCAAGCGGCTTGCTAAGTAGAGTGAAAGATGGAATCGCCAGTATAGGACCCTAATTATCCAAGACGATTCGATAGCGGATTGCTGCCCAAGCGGGTTTGCCCACAAGCAGCACGAAGTAAACACGAGGGACCGCAATGCCAGACCAAGTATTCAAGAGCCCAGGCTTCTACGACAGAGAGATTGATCTTTCAGCCAAGGTGGTTCAGCCTTCTGGCACGCCAAGTGCTGTGGTTGGAGCAGCGACGAGGGGGCCTGCTTTTGTGCCTGTGACTCTTGGCTCTTTCTCAGACTTCCAAGCCAAGTTTGGTGATTTGAATCCCAGGTACCCAGCCCCTTACGCAGTGCAGAAGTGGTTGGACAATCGCTTTGCTTGCACCTTCGTCCGTGTTTTGGGAGCTGGAGCAAACAGCACTCAGACAGACATGGACAACACCCTGAGCAAGGGAATTGTGAAGAATGCTGGCTTCAAGATCAGCGGTTCGGCTGTGTCTGCTGGCGATAAGCGTTATCAGGGAAGCACCCAGTTCCTCGTGGCCAAGCATGTGGTCACAGGAACCGAGGTCTATGGTCTTCCTATGTTCTCTGACAATGCTTCCTTCTTCACGACAGGAAGTGCTTCGGAAGTCTATCTCGTTCGTGCCATGCTCTTCACGGCATACGACACCCGAGTGATGGTCATGTCCGCTTCTGACACCTTTTCGGGTGTGATGGATGACTATGCCTCGCTGGACATGGGAACATCTAGCCCAACCTACAAGAAGTTCAAGTTGGTTATCTCTAGCTCGGCTGGCTCTTCCTTTGCTTCGACAGATGGTGTTGCTGGCTTGAAGGTTCTCACAGCTTCCTTGAACCCAACCAGCGAAGACTATGTGGGTAAGATCCTGAACACGGATCCTGACAAGTTCGAGACAGAGAGGCACCTCCTGTACTGTGACTTTGCTGTTGACGATGAAATTGCATCGGTTTCGACCAGTTCGAACATGATTGCAATTGTCTCTGGTTCGGCAAATGCTTCTACTACCTCGGGCGATACATCCCTGACCATGCGGGATGCCTTTGGCCGGTTTGACACTCGCTACACTACTCCAAGGACACCTTGGTTTGTGTCGCAGCCTTTTGGTCAGACCGAGTACGACCTCTTCTATGTGGAAGCACTGGATGATGGTGCTTACTCGAATGACAAGTTCAAGGTCTCTGTGGGGGCATTGAAGGCATCTGCTGACCCAAGGAATGAGTACGGTACCTTCTCTCTCATCATCCGTGATTTCAATGACTCGGATGTGGAGCCAAAGGTTCTTGAGCAATTCAACAACCTGACACTCGACCCTAAGAGCGACAACTACATTGCCAAGGTGGTGGGTGATACCAAGGCTGGATTTACCTTCGATGTGGTTGATCCAGAAGACCGTCGTCTCGTACGGGATGGAAGCAACCCTAACAGGTCGAAGATTATTCGTGTGGTCATGAACGATCAGGTTCATCGGAAGATGGTGCCTGGATTGGTTCTTCCATTCGGCTTCAGGGGCTTTGAGTTCCTGAACACCAACACGACCTTGACCGATGCCCTTCCTGTGGGAGGCATCTCTGGTTCTTTCATTCGTCTCGCCTCTTCGGGTAGCTCGGATGACCGTCTCCTGGCTGCTGTGGTTCCTCCTCTGCCTTTCCGATTCAAGGTAACCCGTGGAGAAGTGTCGGCTTCGGCTGCCTTTGAGGGATATCCTGGACCCAATGAGGTCTTGGACCCTCGTTATTACTGGGGTGTGAAGATGGAGAGAAATCTCAACGTCTTGAACCCTAATCTCTCCAACGAACCCAACGCTCTTGTTTCGGCCCTGACCAAGTTCCAGGGTATTGGCAAGTTGGACGTTCTGGTAACAGGTTCTAGGGTAGACGACTTCAATAGCAACAAGTTCACCCTGGCTCGGGTGTGCTTGAGCAACACCAGCTTGGCTGACGTAACGGGCTCTGCTGAGACCCACATGAAGGAAGCTGCCTACATCCGTAATGGCGTTGTGGATCCTTCCGACTACACGGTTACGGACACTAACGGGTCTCGTGTGACCTTGGCAACTCTTCTGATGAAGGGTACCCAAGTTTCTACCTTCAACCGTTTCTCGGACTACACGAAGTTCACCACAGTTCTCTATGGTGGTTTCGATGGAGTCAACATCCTGGACAAGAACGCTTCTCGTCTGAATGACAAGTCCACCTCTTCTGAGGCTGGTGGTGGTTCAAATGGTAGCTTCCTGTCTCCAGGATTCAACACCAACCAGAATGGTGTAGGCAAACTCAACAGTGCAATCTTCTCCTACCAGACGGCAGTGAAGATTATCACGGATCCTTTGCTTTCCCAGCACAACATCTTGACGATTCCTGGCATCCGGGAGTCTTTTGTGACGGATGATGCAGGAGCCAAGACCAAGGACCACTCTCTCTCCATGTACATCATGGACATTGCCTACTACGACTTCAATGGAGCCCGTATCTTTGACGGTGACATTGGTCGTTATGTGGACGTATTGACCACGGCTGACAACTTCGAAGCCAGGGTGGTGGATAACAACTACGTTGCTTCCTACTTCCCCAACATTGTCATCGACGACACCACAAATAACCGCAAGGTAGTGGTTCCTGCCTCTGTAGGAGCTTTGGCTGCCCTTGGTTACAATGACAGGGTTGCATTCCCATGGTTCGCTCCTGCTGGATTCAACCGTGCTGCCCTGAACTTCGTCCAGCTCACCCAGGTTCGTATCAATCAGCCTGAGCGTGACCGTCTGACCGAAGTCAAGATCAACCCAATCGTGAAGTTCCCTCGGGAAGGTCACGTCATCATGGCTCAGAACACTCTCCAGCAAGCCAAGAGTGCTCTTAGCTCGATCAATGTCAAGCGCATGATCCTTGATGTCAAGAAGACCATTGTTGACATTGGCAACAGGGTCATCTTTGATCAGATTTCCACTCAGACCCGCTCTGAGTTGGTCAAGAACTTCACGGCTGTCTTGGGTGGAGTTCAGTCGAAGGCTGGTATCGAAATGTTCAAGGTGATCTGCGATGAGAGCAACAACACCCAAGCTGACATTGATGCAAATCGCATGAATGTTCAAATCAGGTTGGTACCAACTCGCTCGGTTGAGTTCATCGCAATCGACTTCATTGTCACTCAGAGTGGCGTGCAATTCGTCTAGACCAGTCAAAACGTGCCCTCTGACTCAGACTGATTGAGTCATGAAACTCGTTTACAACGACAACTCCCTCAAGCCTGGGATCTACAAGATCCTCAATACCCACACCAACCGGACCTACATTGGTCAGGCATCTCGCTTCAAGAAGCGATGGCTTGACCATAAGAGGTCTCTCCTTGCCGGGAAGCACCAGAATCGGTTCATTCAAGCTGACTTCAACAAGTGCAAGGAAGCTTTGGGGCATAACGATTTTTTGGAGTTCCATGTCTTGGAAGTTCTTGAAGGGTCAACCAAAGAAGAGCGCAATCAGCGAGAAGAATGGTGGATCGCTCAATTTTATGAGTTGCAGCACCCTGATGGAACTCGTGTCTGTTACAACTTCAAGGAAAAGACAAAAGCCAAAGATCGTAGCTGTTACTCTTCTACCCCAGAGGAAACTAAGGCAAAGAAGTCTCTCAAGTCCAAGGAAATGTGGATTTCTCCTAACTTCAAGGAAGCAACTCGTGAGTCCATTCGTGAAGCTGTGATGAAACCAGAGGTGCGCGCGCTTCGTTCACAACGAATGAAGGAAGTGTGGCAACGGCCTGGACAACATGAGAAGAGGATTGCTCATCGTCAGAGACCTGAGCTCAAGGAAGCCTTCAAGGCGAACTGTCACTCGAAAGCAGCCATCGAGAAGAGCATAGAGGCAAGGAAGAAATTTCACGGAAAAGTCCGTTCCCCTACGGGTGAAGTATATGAGGTGTGGTCTCTCAGCGGATTTTGCCGTGAGCATGGACTAGGAGTCAATGGGCATGGGAATTTGGGGCGGTTGTTAGCAGGCAAATACACCCAACTGCTTGGATGGACTCGGGTACTCGATGGGTGAGGGCATAATTACAAATGCCGTAATCAGCATACTTACGGTATAGCTGTTTGAGGAAGGTCTAGGAAAACAATGCCACAAGGATTCACAAGTGCTGGCGTCACCACAAGGGAAATTGATCTAACTGGCCCAACGTCAATTGACCCAGTTGGAGTGCCTGCTGGTATTGTCGGAACATCCCCTAAGGGGCCAGCTTATGTGCCAATTACCCTACCAACCATGAATGACTTCGTGGTCAAGTTTGGAGCTCCTTCGACTTTGTTCCGCTCAGCTCCTTTGGCAGCCAATGAGTGGCTTCGTAATGCTCAAGCTGTGACATTCCTTCGTGTTTTGGGAGTTGGAGATGGGAAGCAGCGTCTTTCCTCTGGGTTGAACAAGGGCAAGGTCAACGCCGCTGGCTTTGTGGTTGGTGACCAACAGCCTCAGACTTCTCTTTCTGGAAATCTTGGAAGCAATTCCTATGCCAACACGACAGGTCCTTTGGGAAGGACGTACTTCCTGGGTGCGATCATGTCTCAGAGCAACGGTTCAACCTTGCTGACGGATGCGGGGTTGGCTGCTCAGGGTGTGCCCATCATTCGTGGTGTTCTGATGGCAGCTTCGGGTGTTGTTCTGACGCTCTCCAGCTCGTTCAACACTGTTTCCACTGCACCTTCCACAACGGCTGCTGCAACGGCTGCAAACATTCGTGGAGCTGTTACTGGGGCTGTGAACCTTGGGTCGGGCAAACAGGAATTCGTTATGTTCCTGAATGGCCACAAGGCTTCGGAGACTGCCTACAGCAATGTGATCACAGCTTCTTTCGACGTAGCTGCTCCCAACTACTTTGGCAAGATTCTCAATAGAGACCCACTGAAGCTGGAGAATGCAGGCTACGTCCTCTACGCCCAGTATGACATTCACCCTGCTATGGCTGTGGTGACTGGTTCTGGTGTGGTTCTTGCTGCTTCGGGCGCTGCTGTTTCGGGCAATGCCAACAGGGAGCGTGTAGCTTTCCTCTTGACTGGTTCTCAGACCGTGAACTCGGGAACTCTCACAGCTCCTAACTTCGAGAACTTCGAAGATAGGTTCCAGACTGCCTCGACTCCTTGGATTACGTCCCAGAAGTTCGGTGGACGCCCAATGAATCTCTTCAAGGTATGGGCTTTGGGTGATGGTGATGAGCCTAACTCGAAGGTCAAGATCAGCTTTGAGAACATTCAGCCTTCCACCTCGGATACAACCAAGTTTGGAACCTTTGACCTCCTGGTGCGTGACCTGGGGGACAACGACAACAACCGTGTTGTTTTGGAACAGTGGAGAGGAATGTCCCTCGACCCTAAGAACCCACGCTTCCTTGGAAACATCATTGGTGAC